CATTCAGGGCGTTACAGGCCCCACAGGTCCGACGGGCGCACAAGGTATTCAAGGGCCAACAGGCCCAACAGGTGCTCAAGGTATTGATGGCCCCACGGGCCCCACAGGCGCCCAGGGTGTTCAGGGGCCTACGGGGCCCACGGGTGCACAAGGCATTGACGGCCCCACAGGCCCAACAGGCGCGCAAGGTATTCAGGGACCCACGGGCCCCACAGGCACGGCGGGCGCTAACGGGCCCACAGGCCCCACAGGAGCCGCGTCTACGGTGGCGGGACCCACTGGCCCCACAGGCTCGGGCCCCACGGGTCCCACAGGCGCGGTTGGACCCACAGGCCCGGCGGGCGGTGGTGGTGGTGGAGGAATTACTGCAGGGAAATCAATCGCGTTGGCGATGATTTTTGGATTCTAAGGAAAGCACATGGCTAACCCAAACATAGTCAACGTAACAACGATCTACGGCAACACGACATACTTCACACCAACGGCCACCACGGCCGTGGTGTTGTTGAACAACCCTGCTGGATCAAACAAGGTGTTCAAGATCAACCAGATTGTGGCGTCTAACGTAACCGCGTCTGCGTGTAACGCAACGGTGTCGGTGTACACTAACGGCGCGGTGGCTCAGGGTTCTGCCCCTGCCGGAGGCACTGGGTACCCTGTTGTGTACCAGGTGTCGGTGCCGGGTAACGCGTCGTTGATCTGCGTGGACAAGTCAACGGCTATTTACTTGCAAGAGGACACGTCGATAACGGTTGTGTCTGCAATCGGAAGCTCGCTCACGTATAGCATCTCCTACGAGGACATCAGCTAATGTCTAAGCATCGGTACGTTGGCGGAATTATTTCCTCCACCCTCCCCACGCCGTCTCAAGCAAGCGCGTCTGGGGTGTGGACCCTTGACGAGGCGCAATATTACCAGAAGCAAGGCAACTGGCCTTCAGGGTCTGGAGCGGACCCGTACTTTCAAAACACCACGTTGCTCTTGCACGGGGACGGCACCAACGGCGCGCAGAACAACACCTTCGTAGACAGCAGCGTCAACAACTTCACGATCACCCGTAACGGCAACACGACTCAGGGAGCATTCAACCCGTATGTGGGTCCTGGTTGTTGGAGTGATTTTTACGCGCCCACTTCATCTGGTTGGCAGACTCCCGCAAACTCGGTAACAAATATTTTGGGGAGCACGTTTAACTCAACGGCCACGTTTACCGTTGAAGCGTGGATTTATCCTGTCGCGCGTCATAGTGGCGGCGGTGCCGTGTTGGGTTACGTGTTTGGGTCAATGAACCTAACGGGATCAAACGCAGATTGGACTTTTGGGCCGGACAGCAACGGCAACTTGGTTACGTTTTGGTATCAAGGTGGTAACCAGATCTGTAAAGGCGGTTCGGTAATTCCGCTGAACACTTGGACGCACGTAGCCCTATCGGTCAGCGCTGGCGCCATAAAGATGTTTGTAAACGGGGTGCAGGAAACGACCACCGGGCCTACAAGCATTACGTTGGCCTCGCAGGCACTCAACTATGTGAGTTCTGGTGGATATTTGTACGCTGGCACAACTTGGCAGGGCTTCAATGGCTACATCAGCAACTTGCGAGTAATTGGTAGGCGCGCAGCCTATACAACCAACTTCACGCCGTCAACGACGCCGTTGATTGCCACATCTGACACAACGTTGTTGACCAATAACCAAAACGGTTTTACGGACATGAGTGGCTCGGGTTGGACACTCACTAGAACGGGTAGCGTTCAAATATCCAAGTTCTCCCCATTCACGCTGTACCAAACCACGCCTGCAAGTTACAGCGGTTACTTCGATGGTAACGGAGACTATTTAAGCGCCCCCACGTCTTCTGTTCAACTTGGGGCTCAGGAATTCACGTTTGAAACTTGGGTTTATTTTTCAGAAGTTGCAAATGACAGAACCCTGATATATTGGAACGGCAACACATCGGGAAATGCAGCGCTACACGTCCGCACCATTTCAGCAAGATGGGCTCTTTGGATATCACAAAACGGATCATCTTGGGCCATTCAGCAAAACGCTTTAGGCAGTACGATTGTTGCGGGTCAGTGGTATCACGTTGCGGTGGTGCGCGCGGGCAACAACGTTCGCATGTTTGTCAACGGAACAGACATTACATCGGGCGGATATACATTATCGGGCTCGTTGATGACCACATACACGCTGAATCAAATCGGTGTATATAACAGCGCTTTTTATTACATGCAGGGGAGCCTGTCCAACTTCCGCATTGTGTCGGGCACGGCGGTCTACACGGCCAACTTCACGCCGCCAACATCCGCGCTGACGACAACCACAACGGTGCCAAGCAATCAAAGCAACAGCGTGTCGTTTGATGGTAGCGGTGATTATTTGAATATTGCTACAAGCACAGCATTTGGAATTGGAACGGGCGATTTCACAATTGAATATTGGGTGTATTTTAATTCTTTGTCTGGTACGCCAGTTGTATTCGATATGAGATCATCTGGAGCCGACACCATGCTTTCAGATTATTACAATGGTTCGGGTAACCCAGTACTCTATTACAACAGCGCAAATTTGCTAGTTTCTTCGGGCGTTGTAGCTGTTGGATCGTGGAATCACATAGTTTGGGTGCGTTCTGGTACAACAATTACGTCTTATGTAAATGGTGTAGCCCGTGGGACCGCAACAAGTAGTGCAAATTTTGGAACTACACAACCTTTTAGAATAGGCGCAAACATAACACCCGGCGCTTATGTAAACGGATACATATCAAATTTCCGTTTTGTTAAAGGAGCGGCTGTTTACACATCCAACTTCACGCCGTCCACCACGCCGCTGACGCTAACCAGCCAGGGCGCAACGGCGGCCAACGTCTCACTGCTGACATGCCAAGACACACTGTTGGAAGACAACAGCCTTAACTATTTCCGCATCACGCCTTTTGGTGACGCGCGCCCCTCGTCGGCTAACCCATTCGTGTCAACCAACGGCATTGGCGGCACAAGCTATAGTGGTTTCTTTGACGGAACGGGGGATTATCTAAATCTTTCATCTCCGGTTGCGCTTGCCATTGGAACCAACAGTTTTACTTGGGAGGCTTGGGTATTTCCAATCAGCACAGCCACATTTTGTGTTATTTACGATAATAATGGTTCAGGTGACACAACAGGAACGGGAAGATTTCTAATAACGATGGAAGTCGGCGGCCAAATACGTTTAGCAACGTTGGCTGGAACTGGCGTTCTATTGAACTCAGGAACAAGCGTTATTCCCGCGAGACAGTGGACACACATTGCTATTTCTCGTTCCGGTACAACCGGGTATTTATTTTTTAACGGTGTTGTTGTTAACTCAGCAACTGTTTCAACTAACTTTCTTGTCGCTACAAACAACGCAACTAACAGGCCTATTATTGGGGCAAACGGTTTTAACACAAACAACGGGTTTAACGGGTACATTTCCAATCTGCGAGTTGTTAATGGCACTGCACTTTACACCTCTGCATTTTCTCCCTCGACAACCCCACTAACTTCAGTAACCAATACTGCGTTGCTTACCTGTCAGTCAACCACGTTCATTGACAACAGCACCAACGCTTTCCCCATTTCGGTAAGTGGTAACGCGGTAACAAACGCGTTCAACCCATACAGCGGCGCGACGACGCTGCTTACCTGTCAATCTACCCAGTTCATCGACAACAGCGCAATCCCCGTAACCATCACGGCAAACGGCAACGCAACACCCAAACTCGCCAACCCGTTCACCGACACGGTAACTGGCCCCACACCCTACACGGCGGCGACGTACGGCGGGTCTGCGTACTTTGACGGTACGGGGGATTATTTGACTGTGCCCGACTCTGCCTTGCTTGAGCCGGGAAGCAACAACTTTACGGTTGAATGCTGGTTCTACATGACAGGAGCCAACCCGACTAACGGGGCAGTATTATTCAGCAAGGCAAACACAAGCTCGTATGGTCCAATAACCGTGGGGTTTACATCCACAGGGGCAGGAAGCGGAATAACCGCATTGTCATCCGCTACAGGGTCCACCTGGGGTATTACTTTGTTGGGGACTGCAACAGCGACAACTTTGCGTAGTTCTTGGAATCACGTTGCCTATGTTAGGAACGGAAACGTATTTACGCTGTACTTAAACGGCGCCGTTGCCGCCACAACTACAAACGCAATTGGTGCGTTAGTTAACAACACCGAACTTGTACGTTTTGGTCAAACTAACTTTACGGCAACTGACTTCCCTGGGTTCATATCAAACCTGCGTTATGTGGTTGGGACGGCAGTCTACACCGGCCCCTTCGTGCCACCCGCCGCCCCTGTAACCGCAATTACCAATACTCAGTTGTTGGTCAACGCAACCAACGCGGGCATCTTTGACAACACGACGATCAACGACCTGGAGACGATTGGAAGCGCGCAGGTCAGCACCAGCGTCGTCAAGTACGGCACGGGGTCAATGTCATTTAACGGTCTTTCAGACGCGTTAATAATGCCCAGCCAGCCGGCCATCGCATTTAACACGGGAGATTTTACGGTTGAAGGTTGGGTGTATTTTGCTGGTGCTCCTGCATCAACGTTCCACAGTCTGTACTCCACCCTGGTACAGCTGGCAAGTCCTGGCGATCACGGTGTTTTAATTCGTGCAAGCACAACAAAACTGATAGCGATCTTGCAAGCTGATAACGCAACCACACTTACTTTGACTTCAACTAATAACGTCACGACGGGCCAATGGTATCACTTTGCGCTAACTCGGTCTGGCACTACGGCGCGTTTGTTCCTCAACGGAACCCTTGAGGCCAGCGGTACGTCGTCGGTAAATTTTTACGAAACCGCACAAGCGCTTGGTCGTGTATATGCCACATCAACGGGCACAACGCAGTATCTTAACGGATACCTTGACGACGTGCGAGTCACCAACGGATATGCCCGATACACCGCCAACTTCACGCCCCCAGGTGGGCCCTTCCCCAACTTCTGAGGTAAATAATGTTAGTAGCTGAAGTCATTGACGGTATAATCACGAAGGTTGCGGATTGTCGGGAACTGTGCGAGTGGTACCCCCCGACCGACGAGCAGCTGCGCGATCGAAACCTCGTTCGCGTAAACCTGTTTCGGGAGCACGACCCCGAGACGCAACAACTGGTTCCGTGTGAGCCTACGCTGGAGGGCGACTGGGTGTACACGGTGGCCGTAGAGGAAAAACCCCAGTGAAAATTGCCGTTTACGCCATATCCAAGAACGAAGAGATGTTCGTTCAGCGGTTCTGCGAATCCGCCAAGGACGCCGACCTAATTTTGATCGCTGACACCGGATCGACCGACAAAACCGTTGAGCTGGCGCGTCAACACGGCGCTACGGTTCACGAGATCTGCATCTCCCCCTGGCGCTTTGACAAGGCCCGCGACGCGGCCCTGGCGTTGATCCCTCGCGACATTGACGTGTGCATCTCGCTGGACCTGGACGAAGAGCTGCAGCCTGGATGGCGTGAAGAGATTGAGCGCGTGTGGAAGGAAGACACCACGCGCCTGCGCTACAAGTTTGACTGGGGTGCGGGGATCGCGTTTTTCTATGAAAAGATTCATCATCGTCATGGGTATCACTGGCATCATCCTTGCCACGAGTACCCGGTGCCCGACATCCGAACCAAAGAGGTATGGGCCCACACAGACATGCTCCTGGTCGTACACAAGCCCGATCCAACGAAGTCCCGCGGCCAGTACCTGGACCTACTCAAGGTAGCGGTCACCGAGGACCCGCGTTGCCCGCGCAACGCCTTTTACTACGCGCGCGAGTTGACCTTCTACAGCATGTGGGACGAGGCCCTGACGGCCCTGAACAAGTACCTGGCCATGCCCGAGGCCACCTGGCTCAACGAGCGGTGTTACGCCATGCGCCTGATCAGCAAGAGCCACCAGGAAAAAGGCAACAGCTGGGAGGCCCTCAAGTGGGCTCGTCTGGCCGTTGCGGAGGCCCCCGGTACCCGTGAGCCCTGGGTCGACCTGGCCATGCTCACCTACCGCCACTCGATGTGGGCGGAGAGCTTCTCGGCGGCCATGTCGGCGCTGGACATCACCAACAAGGAAGAGGTTTACACGATGGATCCCAGCGTGTGGACCGAGAAGCCCTATGACCTGGCCAGCATTGCGGCGTGGCACCTGGGCCTCAAAGAACGTGCGGTTGAGCTGTGCAAGAAGGCGCTCGAGTTTAACCCGACAGATACAAGACTAATTTCAAATCTGGCATCCATGGAGACGGTGTGATGGACTTCGACGGACAACACTTTTTTAACACGGCAATCACCCTCTGCGGTGCACTGGGAGGTTGGATCCTGAAGACCATCTGGGACGTCATCAAGGAAATCAAACGGGACGTCAAGGAGTTGAACCGCGAGGTCAACCAGGACTTCGTCCGTAAGGACGATTTTAAAGACGCCGTAAAGGACATAAAGGACATGCTTGGCAAGATCTTTGACAGGCTGGACAGCAAAGTAGACAAGGGCGAATAAGCCCTTTTTCATGCGTAATTATTGATAGGAGAACCAAATCATGGCCAAATATACCCCCCGCATCGACCACTCTAAAAAGGACATGGAGATGTCCCACGAAGACGTGGCGCAAGACAAAAAGATCGTTAAGAAGGCATTCAAGATGCACGACGAGCAGTCACACGAGGGCGAGAAGACCGACCTCACCAAGCTCAAGCGTGGCGGTCGCGCCAAGAAAGAGAAGGGCACCGTGCGCGAAATGTGTGGCGGCGGCATGGGTAAGTACAAGGCCGGCGGCATGATCAAGGCCAAAGAGGTCAAGGCCAAGCCCAAGGCAGGCCTGCCCGCCCTGGAGGGTAAGCCCGACATGTTCAAAAAAGGCGGGAAGTGCTGACATGCCGATTGAGTCCAAGGCTCAAAACCGGTTGATGCAGGGGGTTGCTCGCAGCCCCGAGTTTGCCAAGAAGGTCGGCATCAAACAGTCTGTCGGCAAAGAGTTCGTCAAGGCCGGACCGGCCAAGAAGAAGTTGCCGGAGAGGAAAAAATGAAACACGACAAACCTATCCCGCGCAAGACAACTGGCAAGGGCAAAACGTACAACCCTACCGAAAAGGGTGCGGGCATGACGGCTAAGGGCCGCGAAGAGTACAACCGCAAGAACGGAAGTAACCTGAAGGCCCCCGCCCCGAACCCTAAGACAAAGTCGGACAAGGCCAGGAAAGATAGTTTTTGCGCCCGGATGGAGGGCGTCGTTAAGAAGGCCAGCGGACCCGCGGAACGGGCAAAGGCCTCGCTTAGGAACTGGAACTGCTAATGGCAAGCAACTACGACAACACCTCGAACACGACGGCGCAGACGGTCATCTCGGTTGACCAGATGATCAACTTCGCCTTCAGCGAGGCGGGTCGTTTGCCCGAGGAGATGACGCCTGAGAACGTCAACCGTGCGCGCCAGGCGCTCTGGTACATCCTCATCAACTTGTCTAACCGCGGCGTGAACCTCTGGCTGCTGGATTACCTGGTGATTGGCAGCAAGACCCAGACCCGACAGTACGAGATGCCGGTTGGCACCGTGGACATCCGCGAGGCCAACTACCGACTGATGACCCGGCCCAGCACGACGTCAGACAACGTGTATGGCGCGTTCAACACGGTGTCTCTGGACCTG